AGTATTAAGCCCCAAAATGCGCGGTCAATTAATGCGATAAGATATTTTTTAAATTTCTCACTGCCGGGTGCGCCCAGCGGTATTGTTATCGCAAACTCACCATAAGTAAAAAACCGCTCAGTACGGCTTATAAGCTTTGCTTTATTTGTAAATAATAATGGTGTAAATTTCGGGTCATCAAAGTTATCAGGCGGTGCGTATAATCTCACTTCCATTACAAACCCTCCGGCTGATACCACATTATTGATATGATCGGAGAGCGATCCGGATTATCTACCGCAGAATATATTTCATTTACGCCCGGCACTACTACCCACGGAAATTCACTGTCGTGTGTTAACCAATGGGTTACATCCTCATTGATTCCATCACCTGTAAGCACAACTGAGGGTACTGCCATATCTATAATCAGCCTCTGCCCTACATCAATGTTGTGCGCAATTGTGATCGTATCGCCAGTGGTTTCATTGCCTACCGTTACTTTAGTGCTTTGTGTATCTGATATATATATCTTTGGATATATGTCAATATGCGTTGGATTCTTTATACTGCCACGACTCAGCAGTGACCCGAAAACAGTAGGTTTGATCGCCCATGGGAACCGCCATAGTTTTTTGACTTCGCCGACTGAGATAGCGCTTGGTGTTGCCGCAGTCCAGTATGGATCATCACTTATAAACTCAACATCAAAGTTATACACATTGCCTATTCGATTATTTATTTCAGCGCCAGTAATCGGTCGGCAAACTAATCTAAACGAGCCTGCGAAACTTTTATATATCAATGTACCAAACTGTGTAGGGTCAAGGGCACGTTGTAAACGCATTCGCGCTTTGTCAAGATTGCGCTGAGCTTCTTCGTATGTTTTACCCTCACTGTGGATAGACCCTGTTATAGACGGCGTTAAGGGATCACGCGCTACATGGTAAGTTGTCTGACCGTCCGCGCGTATTCCCTTAACCGCATCCGGTCTCGCCGACGGTGTGCCCGGGAAGAACGTAGCTAACATATATGGCGGCGATTGATTAAAATATATTATATCGCCGTTAGCGGCTATCCACCTTGCGCTTCTGACCATAATTACCTCACAACAAATTCAGCGCTTTCATCACTGCCGTTGTTATCTGGCTGCTTGATAAGGCGCTGCCCATATTCGTCACGTTTATATTCGCAGTTTTCGACACGATTTCACGCCCTGTCAACGCCTCTATCAATGCCTGTGAGAAACCGCTTATCGTCATTGCCTGCGCAGCTTGCGACGCCGACATTTTAACAGCTTGCAGTACCGCCGCCTGTTCAGTTTTAGCGGCATTTTCTATACGTTTCGCGGCACTTTGGTCCGCTTTCTCCATTTTTCCCTTTGCGCTCTCTATCTCAGCTTGTTTACCCCTGAGCCATAGTTGTTCTTCATAATTATTGATCGCGTCATCAAGCGTTTTCTGACGCTGCGCTATGAGTTTGTCAAATTCAGCCATCTCATTGGCGTCACGGGCGTAATCCCTCTGGGCCTGCGCAACTTCCAGCGCCCTTTGCGCGTCTTTGATTTTTTTCTCTGCGTCCTCATCGCTTCTCAGTGTTTTCCGTGCCTGGATTTCCTGATTGATATTGTTAATTATCGTGTTGAGCCTTTTCTTTTCAAGGTCGAGCTCTTTTTTGATTTGTTCCTGGCGCCGCTTTACGGCGTCGTCAAACTGCGACAGCATTATAGATTCCTGCCTATTGCGTTCGTCTAGTTCCATGTTTCGGAGTTCTATATTTGCGGAGCGCCACGCCTGGGAGTTTTCTTCAAGGTACGCGTCCCTTAACAATTTGAGCCCTTTATAATATTCGTCTGTAGATACCAGCCCCATCTTGTGGTAGTATTCGAGTTCGTTCCGTTGCTCATCGTAGCTGTCTTTAAGGTCTTTGGCCTCGCCCGCTATCGCAGCTATTGTCCTTTTCGACAGGTTTTGCGCCGCCCTGATAGCAACGTCAGCAGCTTTATCGATACCCAATGCAAACCCGTATACCGCGTACCCGCCTATCCGCATCATTACCCTTGACGGAGATGTGATCTCCATTGCTTTTTCAAGCGCTTCTGTAAATGCTTCCCCAAGGCTTTTTGCCTTGGCGATTATTTCAGCCCTTTTGCTTTCCGCGCCCTGTATAAAACCTTCTACGGTATTGACGCCGGCTTTCCGCGCTTGTTCCGACTGGTTGAACTCGTCGATCGCTTTGTTCAATCTGTTGGTAATATCGTTCATCTTTGTGTCAAAGTCAGTCGATAACGCAGCCATTTCACCGGCCCACGCTTCTTTCCCTTCTTCAACGCGCTTCATGCTTTCGATTATCGCTTCTATTTCTTCGTCGCTCGCGTCTGCAAGCCCGGCAAGCGCCTGTGCGCTTTCTTTGCTGCCGTCGGCAAAATTCTTTGCGAAATCCTCGATACCGTCGATATTACGGCCTAAAAGCGAGTCCATGTTGTTACTGTAGTTATCAAGATATGTTATCTGCGATTGCAGGTTATCGCTCATGGTTTTCGCGCTGATTGTGGTCTTATTGTCCATTTCAGACCACAAGCCCATCTGTTTATCTAAGCTGTTGTATGCGGCTTCGTACGCCTCATCATATGCGGCTTCAAGTTCTTCCAGTTCCGCCATAATGCTTTGTATGGGTTCCATCATCGCCTGATACGACGCCTCAAGGTCCGCGTTTGCCTGTTCAAGCGCCCCGGTCGCTTCCGCCGCATCATCCATTATGCTTGATACATTTTCAAATGATGCCCCAAGTTCTTCTTGCTGGGTTACCAAACTCTCCTCTTGTTCAATAAGGCTCTTTAACTCTTTTCTTAACCCTACTTGGTTCCAACGCTGAAAATCACTGAGGCTATTTAGGTACTCTTCCAATTCTGCGCGCTTTTCCTGCGTTTGTGCTAACTGCTCATTTACCGATATCTGCTCACGTGCGATCTCTACAGCGCGCTCCTGTGCTGCGACTGACATTGCTTCGCGGTGGCGAGCATCTATAAGGGCGTCAATGCTTTCGCGGTTTTGGGATAAACGGTCATTCTCAGCATCATATGCAAGGTTGAGCCCGTCAATCGAACTGTTGAGCACTTCAACCATCGTCGCGAGCCTTTGTTTATCCTCTGCGGATTTATTCTCAGCAGCAGCAAGTTCATATAATTGGTCAGCTAGTTTTCTTGCCGTAGCGGTTTCACTTAATATGCTATTGATTTTATTGTTGTGAGCCTGCGCGCTTGCGTCGACGCTTTTTATAAGTTCTTTGTTTGTAGTAGATAGCTGCTTAAACTCATTATCTGCGTTTCTTATGTGTACGACTAAAGCTGTGAGCGCAGTTACAAGAGCAAGTATCGCTATGGTGACCGCTGCGATTGGATTCATTGCAAGCACTGCGTTAAACGCAATCATTGCAACTTTAGCCACTGCAATGCCGCCTACAAATAAACCGAGTGCGGCAACCAACGCCCCTATCGTACGTACGAGTTCCTCATTATTTTCAACAAACTCCGCCGCCCATGTTGCCAAATCTGTACCGGTACTATAAGCATCATTCAAAACCGGCAATAGTGCGTTGCCTATCGATATTTTAAGGTCGTTGACAGCGGCATCCATTTTTGCCAAGTTGCCTTGGGTATTATCAAGCGCGACGCCCGCCATGCCCGCAGCCTGACCAAGCCCGCCGAAAGCATCAGACGAGCCAGATATCTCAGCACTAAGGGACTTAATGTTGCCGACGCCCTCAGCGGTTATCATGTTCCAGCCCTTTAATGCTATGTTGTCAAATATGATCTGCTGTGACCTGTTGCGCTGTGCGTCCGTCTGCCTTGCAAGCGCGGTTTCAAGGTCAGACATTACAGCAAACATATCGCGGCTTGCACCATTAGCCTCGTATAACGAAACGCCTAACCTTTCAAGTTCTTCCGCAGCTTTGCCTGTCGGCGCTGACAGGTTGCGCAATATGCCGTTCAACGTCGTACCAGCCGCGCCGCCTTTCAGCCCGGCTTCCGCAAATGTTATAAGGTGCGCGTTTACATTGTTTATATCAAACCCGACGTTCACCGCAGCCCCGCCTACGTTCGTAAACGCGTCCCCGAGCTGTGAGAGGTTAGTATTCGTCTTTACTGTTGTGTACGCAAAACTGTCAGACACACTTTGAGCTTCGCTTGCGTCCAACTTAAAAGTTTTCATTGCAGCGCTCAAAAAGTCGAACGTCGCGCCATACTCGGTGTTTGTCGCTATAGCCAAATCAGTACCAGACGCTAACTGTTCAACGACAAGCCCTACATCACTGCCGACTTCCATCAAGTCCCTTGCGCTTGTCGATAGATCAGACACTGCGGTGCCCGTCCTTAACGCGGTCTGGCGGATAGCGTCGCTTATGGTACCCATTTCATCGGATGTAGCGCCGGTGGTAGCCTGGATGACTGACATCGACTGCTCAAAGTCCATCGATGCGTCTGCGCATTCTTTAAGTGTATCGGTTATCTCTTTAATGGATTTCGCAATTCCAGCCGTGGCTAAAGCGCCCGCGAGCGCGCTGATCGCATTCTCGCCTTTGTCACCAAGGTCTTTAAATTTTTCGCCTGCACTTTCGGCTTCTGTCCCGGTCTTGGTTATTTCCTTTCCGGCGCCGTTTATAGACGTTGCGAGCCCGTCTGCGCTATTGGATGCTTCATCGAGGTATTTGCCATTATTATCTAAAGCCGTGTTTGCCTTTGCTACGGCGGCGTCTGCGTAATTAAGTTCTTTTTGAAAATGCGCTATAGTGTTGGCGGCTTTCGCAGCGCTCTCTTCCTGCCCTTTTAATGAGTTTTCAAGTTCTTTATACTTCTCGGTATTTTTACCGCCCGTTTGCGCTTCATCTTCCATAGCCTTAACGGTTTTCGCTATGGATTCATTTAAACGGTCACGCGCATCGGTCGCTTCTTTGAGCATCCTTGCGACTTCGGACTGTTTTTGCTTCTGGGTATCAAGTTGGCGTGCCAGTATATCGCCTTTTTTTGTTAAGGCGTCATAGCTGTTAAGCTGTCCCGCATACTCAGCGGAGAGTTTTGCCATCTCAGATTTCATACTACCCATGCTGCTCGAAATCTGTTTAATTTTATTGTTATACTCGGCTTCGCCGTCAAGTGTCAGCCGGGTAGTTATAAGTTTCGTTACGTCCGCCATGGTAACACCTTATAGTCCGTAATATACTTTCAGATCATCAGGTATATCATCCGCCGACACAGCCGACGAACTTTCCGCGTTCATTACATCAAGCAATAATTGCGGGTCCTGCTTGTCTATCTCGCTTGGCAAATGGCTTGACAATAAACTGTGATATAAACTTAAAACTGGGTCGTCCGGTAACTCGCCTATCGTTTCATTAGTTTTATGCGGCTTGACAGACGTATACCAGTTAATGATCTTGTTCAACGCATCCGACAGTTCCTGTTCATCAAGTTTTCGCCATCCTTTGATAAAAACATCCTCAGTCAGTTCAGTACCGTCAAACATAGCGATCAAACCCTGCGTCGCCGCGTCGTCAAGTTTGTCAACCGTTATCTCGCCCGATATAGCCGCAGTCATAACGCGGTATGCTTTAAAATTGAAAATGTCCGATATTATCTCTTTATCGCTGTACGTCAGTTTGATTCTATTCATACAGACAACCCGAAAGGGCAGCCGTTAAGCCGCCCTTTCCTAGTTCCATTATTCCTTACTTTCCTTGATTTCTTCCGCAAAGCCTTTTGCGATTATCTCCCTGCCGCGTTTTGCAGCCACGTCACGTTCCTTGCCCGCTTTACACGGTTCTTTCGTTACCTTGTCGCAGTAGTCTTTCAGGTTTCTTATCTTCATACCAGCGCCTCCGACTGCCAGAGCGGGTCGGTAAACCAGTTTTCTTCTATGACTTTCGGCGTTACGCCCTCTGGTAAGTTAGGGTCGTCGTCGTCAAGGATACGCCTGGACTTGCCGGTCGAGACAAGCATTGAGCCGTTTATCGTTATGCTGTCGGACTGGAAGTTGACACTTGTACCCTGCGTCTCTGTTGATTCGGATGGCGGCGCTGCTTTTGCCTTAAATACCCATACATAGCGGTATGCGCCGCTTGACTTTTTAACGCGGTAGGCGACGCCCATATCTATCGGGTTGATCTGGCCCTCTTCGAGTATGCCGTTCTCATACGCTTGGGCGAACCATACCGCACGCAGTTCGGGCGGAATGTCAGCCAACCCGACAGAGAGTTCAAGGTTGCCTGTCTGCACCGCTACCGCGTACGGGACGTTATCGGCGTTGTATGTGCCCGTCTGGGCGTTTGGATTGAACCCTACGTTGACAAGGCCGGGTACCTTGACCGATTCTGCGTATTCCGGCTGGCTATCCTGCTCGTCTTTGGTGAGCGGCGCGAACCAAAATTCATCTACGCCTATTTTGGGAAGTGTTTTACTCTTAAACATTGTTATCCTCCTAATTCATTATCTATTATTTTTGATACTTCATCCGCGATCATACCGGCGATCTCATCGCCGACATCATCGACTGTATTTGACATCCAGTGTGTTGCCGTTAATTTGCTTGTACCGTATTCATGCACAAACCCGACCATCGCGTTACGGACCCCGCGTTCTTTTCGCGCACCTTGCGGTGATACGTCAATAGACTTTTCGTTGTTCCCGCTGATATTTATTTCAGTCGGCTTTATACTGTCTATTAACTGGCCTGAATCCTTTAATCCTAAACCAAAGAGCGCCCCCCTGAAATATTCGGCAAGGCGCTCACCGGCTTTTTTTAAAATTTCGTCAAACGCGGAATTGCCGCTTACATCGTATATCTTGCCAAGCCGCGTTACGATATTATCATCCAACTGCGACACATCGTACTCAAACCTAGCCATCGCGCACCCCGTCACAGTCAAAGATATGCCGGTGCATTTTCAAGTCAGTGTCAAATATCCTTGCGTATTTGTAAGGTACTTCGTTTTGTGATAGTAATTCTTCCAGACGTTCGGGATTCGGGTCGTCCAGAAGTTTTGTATAGAAATCGACCTGTACACGCCAGCAGCTCTCTTTCGGTTTGTTGTCGGCGTGCATATATTTCTTACGATACTCTGAGTAAACTATGTACTGCGGGAACGCTTTTGACGCTTCGTAATGAAACGTCTGTGTTACCGTTTTGAGCAGCGATTCAAGTTCAGCCAATGTCATAATTCTGCGTCACCCTTTCAAGGCTCAAATCACAGCACGGCGGTACAACGTCTTTCGGATAGACAATGCGCCGTATATGATACTGCTCCCCAACCTCCGTCACGGCTATATCCTGCGTAGAGATATCCCGCAGGCGCTGTACACGGAGCAGCCGCGTTATCTCAACATTTTCCTGTTTTGCCTTGTAGTAGCGGTTTATACCAACCGTTCGTTCATCGTATCGCAAACAACCGTGTTTAATGGTCAGGTTATCCACTCCGTCAGCACGGTCGTTTGCGTATACTTCAAGCACGCCGTCATTAAGCGGTTGGGTGTAAAAGTTCTTCATTGCTCACCATCTCCCTGACGGCCTCATCGTTTCGGAACGTCAGCAGCTCCGTTGCATAGTTCTTCGCAAACTCATCCAACGCACCGGCGCGGACATAACGGCAATAGTCGAAAAGCAAGGCGCGTTCACTGGTTTCGCCTAAAAACGTAAGCGGCCTTGACGTAAACCGCTGTAAATACTCCATGCCTCTCGATATTATGCCGATCAGCTTTTTATCGCCCTCCGGGTCCGTCCAGGTTATGTCAAGATAATTTCTGACATCGGACAATAACTCTTTTGCCAGATTTTTAAGATCACTCATCGGCAACCTCCAAACTAGACCTCCGGTGCTTCTGGCATTTCAATTATTTGTACTTGCTGTACAAGCGGCTTGAGCCCTGAAATGTCCGCAAATGCAAATGAGCAGTCATCCATTGGGCGGCCATTGCCATAAAGCTTGATTCGATATACCCTCTGGTCCTCAAGGAACCGGTACTCATCGGAGTATTCAAGACGCCCGCCGTCGGTACCGGCGCCGATACCCATAAAGTATCTTTCGCCAAAACCTATGATCGCCTTGCCCTCCGGCATCCTTACTGACTGGATGATACGCGTCGGCAGAGGTAGTACGTTGTTGACATACTCGCCCTGCGGCGTCCTGATCGTAGTCGCGGGCATGATCTTTCTCAAATAGTCCTGCGGGTTGCAGACTAAAAGCAACGTAGTAATGACCCTTGGGTTCCCGTTCCTTGTAGTCGCCAGATGATCGGCGACAAACGCGCCGTAACTGACCGGGTCAAAGCTGTCTAGCGTAACAAGCTCCCTCTCGGGATATACCCCGCCAGTAATAGTCACATCATCAGCAACGGACCGGTTCATGCCGATAGGCATTTTATTGCCCGTACCGGCTATGATAGCTTCCTCTACCGCCAGGGCGATAGCCTCGGCAAGTATTACCCTTACATAGCGGTCAAGCCACGCCGGGCCGAGGTCAAGCAATGCGTTTGCGATCGGAATGAACGCTGACAGCTTGAACAGCGTCATATCCATCTTCATGAAAGCGGACACGATTTCCTTTATGATCTCGTCGGTCAGGTCACCCCATTGCGCTAACTGAGTTTCGTGTGCGTTAAATATCCACTCAGTTATGATGGTGGTGTTACGGAACTCGATAGCGTCGAGTAACGGGTGCGCAACGGTCAGGTCCTCAAAAACCCGCTCAAGCGTTGTTTTCGGGAACGCAACGTCAATGTTTTCCAGTTCCATTTTCGGGTTGCCAGAGCGCAGCGCGTCGATGACCTTGTTATAGAACTTAGTCTCTTCGCTTGTGAGTTGGTTCACACCACGCCCGGCGAGGATAGATGTGTCTTGCGCGGATTGCAGCCCTTTTGCTTCCGCGAGCACCGATTCCTGAATGTATTCCGCAAACGCAGTCAGGGCTTCATTTACGGCGTTTTCATCGTCGCCGTTCATTGCCTCGCCGAGTTTCGCGGCGAGTTCTTGTTTTTCAAGCGCGAGTTCAGTTAAATTTTTCACCTTATTAAATCCTCCTAATTTTTCAGATAGTTTATTGCAGCATTAAAAAAAGCAGCCGTTTTATTAACTGCTTGTTTATCAAGTTGCGGTTCTTGTGGCGGCGGTTCCTTTTTTCGCCCTGCGACAATCAGGCTGTATGCCGCCTGGCGTGCGCACGCCGCCGCTTTATCTGTTGTCTGCGGTTTTTGTATAGCTGTCGCAAAACCCCATTCATACGCTTCTTCGGGTGTTATCCATGTTTCGGCGTCAAGCATTGCTTTAAGCTCATCGTCCGATAGTGTCACACCGGCGTCGCGGTATGTGTTGGAAGCAACGTTAGATATTTTTTCAAGGTCGTCCGCGGTTTTTCGCAGATCGTTGGCGTCGCCCATTGCCAATATCCATGCGTTGTGGATCATCAATAATGACGCATGGTTCATGATGCGAGTCTCACCGGCCATAAACACGTCTGATGCGGCGCTGCATGCGAACCCGTCGCAGATCGTTGTGATTTTTGCTTTATGGTTTTTAAGAGAATTGTAGATCGCAAGCCCCTCGGCGACCTCACCGCCATAGCTGTTGATATGACATATGATATGGTCTACATCAAGACTGGCTATTTCTTTCGCCAGGGTGTAACTGGACACGTCGCTTTCCAACCATTCCCAAGAGTATATGTCCCCGTAGATGTATATGTGCGCCTCGTTCTCCGAAGTATCTACTAATAGACTGTAGTATTTCTTCTGCATCTTTGTCACCTCCTTCCGCCGCCGCATCAAGCGCGTCGATTATTTGCTGGTAGTTCTTTGTTATAAAGTGTTCATCCGCCCATTCTTCATCTATACGCGGCAGTCCAAGCGCCCTGCGTACTTCGTTTATGCTTGTCGCGCCGGATGAAATCAATTTATCGACCGCCGTCGCAACGTCGAACAGGTCAACATGCTTAACGCTCGATGTATCTATTTTGACAAAGTTACCTTTAAGATAACCATCGCGGCCGTATCGTTTAGCGTTTATCTCAGTCGCGATCATGTCACAGATCGGGTCGATGCAGAATGTCAGAAAGTTTACCATCAACTGGCTTGTGTCGGCCATCTCGCCGCGCATCAATGCGGGCGGTATACCAAACGCCATAGCGGTAATGTCGAACACGTCGTTTAATAATTTCCGCACATCGTCGGCTTCCGTTAGTTCGCGCTGCCCGGTACCGTTTATCCTTGTGTATTCCTGGCCCTCAGATAACGGCAACACGGCGTTGTCACCCTCAAAGTAAGGCTTCATAAACTGGGACATGATTTTTTGTGTATATTCTTCATACTCGGTATCACCGGGTATGCGCCCGATCTTCAACGTGCCGCGCTCACCGCGTGAACGTTTATATGATTTGAGCGACATATCGATCAGGTTTTTATAGCTGTTGTAAAACAGATCTATCAAGCGCCGGATATCCTCGTTGTTTAATTTAAAATACAAAACATCGTCAGCACTGAAAACTGTCTCAAATTCAAGTTCTTCCACCCTGACGCTTGTGTAGGTTTTTGCGTATAGCGTCCTGTTTGATTTGATTTCAAACGAATCGGCTACAAGCGCCTGTGTCGTTTTATCGTTATACGCCTTATCGAAAACGACTAATGCCTCACCGTCGAAACACAACTTGTATATCAGTTTATGAAAGAACTGCACAGCGTTCTCATTTGCGTTGGGTTTCACGTTCCATAAATAGTATTCCTGTTTTTTTACCTCTTTGCCCGAAAAAAATTCTTTTATCTCACATTTTGCGATTGTCTTTGATATCATTCCAATAGCGATATTGAGCGCAAGTTCGCGCACCGCCGTTTCTGTCACGGCGCGGCTCATTAAATTCTTGATAGCGTCGCCGTCGTTGAGAAAGAAGCGGTTATTCTTTCCGAACAACGCTTTAAAAAAATCCATAACGCTCATGCTGTCAACTCCTAAAACACAAACGCGCCCATCATCGGCGCGGGTTCGGGCCTGCTGTCGATTTCACTTTCCAGGCACATGGCGCTTACCAACGCCATAAAGCCGTCATTCTTCCGGGCGTGCGGCTCTATCTTTTCGTAGCTGAAATTCCCATGGGCCGAAATTGCCTTTTTCGTGTTGTTTATATACCAGCGCATCAGCGGATTATCACCCATTGTTAACTGGTTATTAAGAAACATCGTATTGATGACCGGCTCGACGTACTGTTGGTTTGACGGCCTTATAAGTTTTATGTTTTTCTTATCGCCTTTTGCGTCAAACCCTAATTTCTCAAGTGCCGAACTGAAAAGCGAATACCTGAACTGGTCAATTCCAATTGCTATGATATTATGGTCGATAGCCATTTCAGAAAGCCATGATGTTATAACGATCGGGTTTATTTCAACATCGTCGATGAACGTCAATAATCCCATGCGTTCCCATTCATCTATCGGCGCCTTGATCCGGGACAGGTCCGCAGACCGCCTGCATACAAAAGAATGCGTCATCCAATACCGCATGTCACCCTTTTTGAAAAGCAGGCCCGGTACGACAAAGTCATTGCTCCTTGCGTAGTCTATACCGGCTACACATTCCCATCCCCTCAAGTCAGGCAAGGGTTTTTTCGTCGCTAATATGCACTCCCAGTCCGCCACTTCTGTGTCTTTATTACCCTGCGGTATATTCATCCGTTTCGTAATAAACGCGGAAAATAACAGCGGGTTTTCCTGACAGTTCGCCCACTCTTTGAGCATCTGGGTTTTTAACGACGGCAAGTACGGTAAAGACGGGTTTGCTTTTACCCAAAGCGGCGGGTTCTCGATCTCCTTCGCATCGTCAAGTTTACAAACAAACGGCAATAGCCCGTTATCATCCTGCCCGCCTTCCAGTATCGCATACACCCTGCTTTTTAAGTCATCAAGCGGGCCGCCGCGTACATATCCGTCGGTAGTCGCTACCGTGCTGCGCGGGTGTGGGCGCTTTCCCTGCCCGCCGATAAACACATTGATATTCTCATAATCCTCGTACTGATGGTATTCGTCAAAGTCTACTTTTCCAGTTCGTAACCCGTCCTTAGACTGGGCGCGGCTTGTCCTGTACCGCAGCGACGACTTAGTTGTGAGATTTTCAATACTTTCCTTTGTCCATTTAAAATGGTCCACAAGTTCGCTTACGTTTTCCTCTAAAACATCATTACGTATCTCATTCGGCGTTATCCTCGCCTGGTCCTCGCTAGTGGCGCAGATATCAATGTTATAGCCTTTTATACCGTTGACCGCTGTCAGCAGGCAGAAGTTTTCAAATGACAGATATCCGTTTTTTCCGGCGCCCCTGCCTATCAAAAGTAACAAGTCCGGGAACCTTGGCTCACCGGACTCTGACCAGTATGTACAGCAATGCAGCGTGAAACAAAACTTTTCCCATGCGAACAAGTCAAACGGAAAGAATCTCTGAAATTCCAGATACTTAACAAGTTGGTTGATATCAATGTAAATATCGTCATTCTTGAACACCCTGCGAACCATTTTCATTAAAAGCTTTTGTTCCTTGCATATAGGGTGACGCTCCTGTTCAACGATATCGATATAGCTTTGTATTTCTACAGGTATGTTAGTACCCATACTGCACTCCAATGTTTCCAATGAAAATTGGAAAT